TATACAACTGACGCAGTTGTATCCTATGCAGACAAGCTCATTGGTACTGATGCTCAGGATAGCAACATCACTAAGAACTATACTATCGGAAGCATTCTATCAATGCCTCTACCATCTGTCCCTGTCTACGCTAACAACACAGCTGCACTAGCAGCAGGGCTTGTTGCTGGCAACGTGTACAGAATCACAGGGACAGACCAACTAGGGGTGGTGCATTAAGCATCTCCCCACTAAAATCAAATCTAATGGACATAAGAAAGATATCGGTAGGCCCAGATTACAAGGGCAGTGCAATGCATTACATCGTGGGTCAACGAATACTAGGTGACTCCAATGAAATACATTTGATTAAATTCGATGAGGCAAGAAACTCATTTAAAATATTTATCATCAACGATAAATTAGAGGTAGTGCTTTGGAAAGAATTTAATTCTACAATACCGGTGTCGGTCGAATACAATATTAATATCTAATGAAATCCCCATTTTACTTTATTGCAAAGCCCGTAAACGGCAAAAGGTACGACAACACAAAAGACATTGGTGGCATAGAGCTGATAGTAAGCACATCAGAGGAGGACCACAAGTTCTCCAATAGGTTTGCTGAAGTGATAGAGACTCCGCTAGGATACAAAGGACCTGTGGAAATTGGAGATATCCTGCTCGTCCACCACAATGTCTTTAAATTTTACAATGACATGAAGGGTCGCCAAAAGAGTGGGAAGTCATTCTTTAAAGATGACCTTTTCTTTATTGAGCCAGACCAATTCTTCATGTATAAAAGCAATGGAGAATGGAACGCTTACGATAGGTACTGCTTTGTCAAGCCAATTAAAGCCACTGAAAGCTATATAAAAAAACCTTTTAGTGAAGAGCCACTCATGGGGATTATGAAGTATCCAAATAAATACCTCTCATCCCAAGGCATAAAATCCGGGGACATGGTCTGCTTCAGTCCTGATAGTGAGTACGAGTTTACTGTTGATGAAGAAAAACTTTACAGAATTTTTGACCATCAGATAACAATTAAACTATGAATTTACTATCTTTTGACAACGTACTTCAAGACCCCACATATTATGTATCAGAAATTTATTCATATGGATTTCAGGACGTGGCAGATGGACAGCACATATTCAGAAACATACAACCTAGAGGAAGTCACGATGACTTTGCCAAATATGTATCTAAATTATTTCCTGACTATAAGGTAGAGTTTAATTTTGTAAGGAGGTCTCCATTAAATCAGGAGGAGCCAAACTTTATCCATAGCGATGAAATGATGGGAGACATCACTTGCATCCTGTACTTAAATGAGATGTGTCCAGTTGATGATGGTACCACAATCTATGACCAAGACAGTAACCCATTGGTTGTGGTGTACTCAAAGTTTAATAGAATGATTGCTTTTAATTCTGATTCACTACACTCCAGAAATTTGTTTGAGAACTTTGGAGAAGGTGAGTCAGCTAGATTAATTCAGGTTGCGTTTTTAAAGTACAAGAAATGAAAGACGTGAAAGAAATTAAGCTTAGAATTATTAATGCAGGCTACAAGGCAGTAGACGAATTGATTAAGGTAGCCGAAGAGAGTGTAGTTAAGAGTGGAGATGTAGAGGGTGAGCTTGCTGCAGACAGGTTAAAGAATGCAGCGGCTACAAAAAAGTTAGCAATATTTGATGCGTTTGAGATTCTCAACAGAATAGAGTCAGAGAAAGAAAGCTTAGAGGCGATAGACAAGGGGATAAGTAGAACTGATACTAAACAAGGGTTTGCAGAGCGAAGGTCAAAGCAGTAGTCTGTGTAGGATAGTAAAGGATTATATTCCTCCTGCAGTAATCTCTAACAAGAATAGAGTGATGTCGTGGCTGTATGGGTATAACGAGCAGTACGATGTTGTTGTTATTTCTAAGAACGGGAAGATAGGGGATGTGGTAGAGATATCAGGTTTAAAAATTGCTTTGCCTATTGCTCCAGAGAAGTGTCATCAAAGACACCCATCTAAAGCCGAGCAGCATTGGGAGAGAGAAGATATCCCCAAGGAGTTGGCCAAAATTCAATCCATATTTCAGTGGAACGATAAGCCAAAGGAGTTTAAGGATAGATGGGTCGATTACATCGAGCGGGAGTTTGACCGCAGAGAGCAAGGTTTTTGGTTTATGAACAATGGCGTGAAGACCTATATCACAGGCTCACACTATATGTATCTACAATGGTCTAGCATTGACGTAGGATACCCTGACTTCCGTGAGGCCAACAGAATCTACTGGATATTTTGGGAGGCCTGTCGTGCAGACCCAAGGTCATTTGGCATGATATACCTAAAGATTAGACGTTCAGGATTCTCATTCATGTCATCATCTGAATGTGTCAACATAGGCACGCTTGCACGTGATGCACGTATTGGCATCTTGTCTAAGACTGGAGCCGATGCAAAGAAGATGTTTACCGATAAGGTGGTCCCAATTAATAGTAGGCTACCATTCTTCTTTAAGCCTATCATGGACGGTATGGACAAGCCAAAGACAGAGTTGGCATTCCGTGTTCCTGCATCCAAGATTACTAAGAAGAATATGTATGAATCAGATGATGCAGATATAGATGGACTCGATACTACTATTGACTGGAAGAATACTGAAGACAACTCATACGATGGTGAGAAGCTATTGTTCTTAGCGCACGATGAAAGCGGTAAGTGGACCAAGCCTGTAAACATCAAGGAGAATTGGCGTGTAACCAAAACCTGTCTACGTTTGGGCAGCAAGATTATCGGCAAGTGCATGATGGGTTCTACATCAAATGCCTTGAATAAAGGTGGGCAGAACTTCAAGGATATTTATGAGGAGTCAAACGTAAAGATTCGTAATGCCAACGGCCAAACTAAAAGTGGGATGTACGCCATATTTATTCCAATGGAATGGAATATGGAAGGATTTATAGACTTATATGGTCATCCTGTATTTAATAAGCCGAATCAACCTATAAAAGGAGTTGATGGCAATTGGATTAAAAATGGAGCTATAGATTATTGGGAGGCGGAAGTTGATTCATTGAAGAGTGACCCAGATGCGTTGAATGAATTCTATCGTCAGTTTCCACGTACAGAGTCTCACGCATTCCGTGATGAGAGCAAGTCATCTATCTTTAACTTGACCAAGATATATCAGCAGATAGACTACAATGACTCCATGATTAAGGAGCACTACATTACAAGGGGTTCCTTTTCTTGGAAGGATGGTATTAAAGACACTGAAGTAATTTGGACTCCTGATAACAGAGGGAGATTTTCAATTAGCTGGTTCCCACCAAAACATCTACACAATAATGTGCACATTCGTAATGGAATTAAATATCCCGGAAATGAACATATTGGGTCATTTGGATGTGATTCATACGATATATCTGCTGTGGTTGGCGGACGTGGTTCTAACGGAGCGTTACATGGAATGACTAAGTTCCACATGGATGACGCTCCAGCAAATGAGTTCTTTCTAGAGTATATTGCAAGACCACAGACTGCTGAGATATTTTTCGAAGAAGTGCTGATGGCTTGTGTGTTTTATGGGATGCCAATCTTGGTTGAAAACAATAAGCCAAGATTATTGTATCACTTAAAAAATAGGGGGTACAGAGGTTTTTCTATTAACAGACCGGACAAACAGTTTGCTAAATTGACCAAGACTGAACGAGAGTTAGGCGGAATACCAAACTCATCAGAAGATGTCAAGCAAGCTCACGCTTCAGCAATAGAGTCGTATATCGAGAAATTTGTTGGTCTTGATTTAGAAGGGAAGTATAGAGATGCGGACCTCATGGGTACTATGCCATTTACAAGAACGCTTGAAGATTGGGCTAAATTTGATATAAATGACCGAACAAAGTTTGATGCTTGTATCAGCTCAGGGCTTGCGATAATGGCGAATCAGAAGCACCTGTACGTGCCTGAAAAAAAAGAATCGAAATTAATTATTAACTTCGCTAAATATAAGAACGAAGGGACAATAAGTCAATTGGACAAATGAAGAATATAACAATCCAAATTAATTCGGTATCGTTTCCTAGCCAATTGGCCACGGATGCTGAAAAAGAATCCGACACCTTTGGTCTACAAGTTGGTCAGGCTATACAATATGAATGGTTTAGAAAAGATGGAAACTCTTGTAGATACTATGGACAATGGCAAGGCTTCAGAAGATTAAGACTATATGCTCGTGGAGAGCAACCTATAGGTAAATATAAAAATGAATTAGCTATTGACGGAGACTTGTCTTACTTAAACCTAGACTGGACTCCAGTTCCTATTCTCCCTAAGTTTATTGACATTGTTGTTAATGGTATGTCTGACCGACTATTTAAGGTTAAGGCATACGCTCAGGATGCAATGTCTCAGGCAAAGCGTAGTAAGTATCAAGACATGATTGAGAGCCAGATGGTGGCCAAGCCTGTACTTGAGATTATTCAGGAAGAAACTGGAGCGAATCCTTTTGTTATGAATCCAGATGAGCTCCCTCAAACTGATGAGGAGCTATCACTATATATGCAGCTTAATTATAAGCCTGCAATTGAGATAGCTGAAGAGGAAGCTGTCAACACTATCTTTGATGAGAATCATTACGATGATATCAGAAAAAGATTGAACTATGATTTAACTGTAATTGGTATAGGTGTCGCTAAGCATGAGTTCCTTCAGGGCGAAGGCGTAAAGATTTCTTACGTAGACCCTGCCAATATTATTTATAGCTACACCGAGGACCCATTCTTTAAGGACTGTTTTTATTGGGGAGAAATTAAAACTCTTCCAATATCTGAGTTAATGAAGATTGACCAATCGCTTACAAAAGAAGACCTACAAGAGATTACTCAGTACAGCCAATCTTGGTATGACTATTACAATGTAGCTCAGTTCTATGAGAACAGTTTGTTCTACAGGGACACTTGCACGTTGCTTTACTTTAATTATAAGACCACCAAGAAGATTGTTTACAAGAAAAAGAATCTTGAAGGTGGTGGCTCTAGAGTAATTGAGAAGGACGAGAACTTTAACCCGCCAACAGAAATGATGGAGGAGGGTAACTTTGAAAAGATTGAGAAGACTATTGACGTATGGTACGAAGGTATCATGGTTATGGGTACCAACATTCTTTTGCAATGGAAGATGTCTGAGAACATGGTTCGTCCAAAGTCAGCATCGCAACACGCATTACCAAACTATGTGGCTTGCGCTCCTCGTATGTATAAGGGAGTAATTGAGTCTCTGTGCAGAAGGATGATTCCATTTGCTGACTTGATTCAAATCACTCACTTAAAGCTGCAGCAGGTTATTGCACGTACAGTGCCAGATGGTGTATTCATTGATGCCGATGGTCTTAATGAGATTGACTTGGGCACAGGAAACGCCTACAATCCTGAGGATGCGTTGAGACTATACTTCCAGACAGGTAGTGTTATTGGACGTAGCTACACTCAGGATGGAGACTTTAATAATGCTAGGGTTCCTATCCAGCAGCTTAGCTCCAACTCAGGAGCTGGCAAGACTCAGATGCTAATCACCAATATGAATCACTATATTGATATGATTAGGTCTGTCACCGGTCTTAACGAAGCTAGAGACGGCTCTATGCCTGACCCTAACTCTTTGGTTGGTCTACAGAAACTAGCAGCACTTAACTCTAACACAGCTACACGTCACATACTTGATGGCAGCTTGTACCTTTACAGGTCATTGTCAGAGGCACTGACATATAGAGTTGCTGACATATTAGAGTACTCTGACTTTGCTGACGAATTTGCCAATCAAATAGGTAAGTATAATGTCTCTATCCTAAATGAGATTAAAGACCTATACATTTACGACTTTGGTATCTTTATTGAGGTTTCTCCTGATGAAGAGCAAAGAGCTCAGCTTGAAGCAAACATTCAAATGGCTTTGTCTAAAGGAGACATTAACCTTGAGGACGCTATTGACATTAGAGAGCTAAAGAATCTGAAGCTTGCCAATCAGTTACTTAAACTAAAGAGAGTAAAGAAGCAGGAGCGAGAGGAGAAGATGCAGATGCAACAGCAGGCTATGGTTGCTCAGCAGCAGATGCAGGCCCAGCAATTGGCATCAGAGACTGCTATGCAGAAGATACAGCTTGAGACTCAAGCAAAAATGCAAATCAAACAAGCTGAGATAGCTTTTGATATTGAGAAGGGTAAGAATGAGGCTATGCTTAAATCTCAGTTGATGAGAGAAGAGTTTGAGTACAATCTTCAGCTTAGAAGCATGGACGTTACAAGCCTGACTGACAGAGAAAAAATGAAGGAGGATGCTAAGGCTAAAAGAATTAGCCAGCAGAACACCGAGCAATCTAAATTAATTAATCAAAGAAAGAACAACCTTCCTCCTTTGAGTTTCGAATCAAATGAAGACAGCTTAGATGGTTTTGATTTGGCTGAATTTGAACCTCGATAAAATGTTAAAATAATTAATTAAGTTTGTACAAATAAAATCTAATAAAATGGAAATCAAAGTAAGGTCACTAGACGTCATTGAACCGAAGAGTGTTCAAGAGGTAGAAAACGAGTTGATTGAAAAACACGAGCAGTCATTAGTAGAAAGTAATGAAGGCTCTATTGAAGAGCCTGAGCCTGTAGAGTTTAACTTTAAAGACGAAGACGTTCTTTCATATATTGGTAAAAGGTACAATAAGCAGATTAATTCATTGGATGATTTGGTTGCTGAGCGTAAAGACTCAGAGCCATTGCCTGAAGATGTGGCTGCTTATTTAAAGTATAAAAAAGAAACAGGTAGAGGCTTCGAAGATTTCTTGCAATTGAATAAGAATTTCGATTCAATGGATTCAGAAGAGCTACTAAGAAGCTATCTCACATCTACTCAAGAAGGATTAGACAGTGAGGATATTGAGGCTTTGATGGATGACTATTCATTCGATGAAGATTTGGATGATGAGTCTACTGTTAAGAAAGCTAAGATAGCTAGGAAAAAAATTATTGCTGAGGCTAAGAAATACTTCAACAATCAGAAGGAAAAATATAAAGTCCCGCTTGAGTCAAGTATGGGCTTTGTTTCCGATGAAGAGAAGGAGTTGTATGATAGCTACAAACAATATATTAGTGAGGCGAAAACTATAGAGGAGGAGACTAATCGAAAGCGTAAATGGTTTGACCAAAAGACAGATGAGGTCTTTAGTAAAGACTTCAAAGGATTTGAGTTCAACATTAACGACAAGAGAATTTCGTTTGCTCCGGGTGATGTCAATGAGTTGAAAAGAATGCAGGCTACTCCTCAGAACTTTATCAATAAGTTCTTGGATGAAAACGGTATGATTAAAGACGCATCGGGATACCACAGGTCATTAGCCATGGCAATGAATCCTGAGAAGTTTGCCAAGTTCTTTTATGAGCAAGGTATGTCAGATGCTACTGACGATGTTACTCGTAAAATCAAGAACATTAATATGACGGAGCGTAGAGCTCCTGAAATAGGGCAGCCAACAGGAGGAATGCAGGTGAGGGCGGTAAACCCTGACTCAGGTAAAAACCTGAGAATCCGCAGCGCAAAAAAAATGTAAAAACTAAAAACTAAAAAACAATGGCAAGTGCATTATTAAACAACCCTACCTATCAGCTGCAGCCTTCTGCAGAACAGGTAGCTTTGCAAACAAACTACATTACCAACTTCAACTTCTTGAACCAGTATCTTCCTGATACTTATGAGAAAGAATTTGAGCGTTATGGTAATAGAACCATCGCTTCTTTCCTTAGAATGGTAGGAGCTGAGATGCCTTCTAACTCTGACCAAATTAAGTGGGCAGAACAAGGACGTCTACACATTAAGTACACTAACGTAACTTCAGCCGCAGCTCTTGGTGCAAACACTGCAACCTTTACTGTAGCTGACAGTGGTGTTACTTACATCGCAATCCGTGTAGGTCAGACTTTGATGATTCAGAATAACGCTTCAGGTGTATTCAACAAAGCAATCGTAACTGCTGTACCTTCTGCAACTACTTTCACTGTAGCTTTCTATGAGGCAGCTGGACAGGCGTTCGCAGTTTCTACTCAGTGTACTGTATTTATTTACGGTTCTGAATTCAAGAAAGGTACTAACGGAATGGTTGGTTCTTTGGAATCTGAAGATGAAATCTTCTCTAACAACCCTATTATCATCAAAGATAAGTATGCGGTTAACGGTTCTGACATGGCTCAGATTGGATGGGTAGAAGTAACTACCGAGAATGGTGCGACTGGATACCTTTGGTATTTGAAGTCTGAGCACGAGACTCGTTTACGTTTCGAAGATTATCTTGAGACTGCAATGATTGAAGCAGTTCCTGCTGCTACTGGTTCTGGAGCCAAGACTGCTGGAATGATGGGTTCTGAAGGTATCTTCTATGTTGTAAACGACAGAGGAAACGTATGGGGCGGTGGTACTCCAACCTCTCTTTCTGATTGGGATTCTATCGTATCTCGACTTGACAAGCAGGGAGCTATCGAAGAGAACGTAGTGTTCGTTAATCGTGGCCTTAGCTTCGACATCGACAATATGTTGGCTACCTTGAACGGATACAATGGAGTTAACGCTGCAGGTGCTGCATCTTATGGTCTATTTGACAACGATGTTGACATGGCGTTGAACCTTGGATTCACTGGCTTCCGTAGAGGTTATGACTTCTACAAGTCTGACTGGAAGTACTTGAACGACCCAACTATGCGTGGAGGTCTAAATACTACTGCAGCTACTGCAACTGGCACTATCACAGGTTTGATGGTTCCTGCAGGTTCTACTTCAGTGTATGACCAAATCATGGGTAAGAACGCTAAGCGTCCATTCTTGCACGTACGTTACAGAGCTTCTGAAGCTGAAGACAGACGTTACAAGACTTGGATTACAGGTTCTGCCGGTGGTGCTGCTACTAGCGACCTTGATGCAATGGAGGTCAACTTCCTATCTGAGCGTTGTGTATGTACCTTGGGTGCAAACAACTTCGTATTGTTCAGATACGGATGATAAATAAACAGAGGGGCCGATTGGCCCCTCTTTTAACCTTTAAATAAAAAACATCATGGCTATTAAGAAAAAGGGAGGAGACCCAGTACCAAAGAAAAAAGGACCGGGACCAAAAACACTACCTCAGGTTACGGTAAAAGCCTCTAGAATTGTTGACGAACCAGCAAAGAAGCCTAGTACTATTAATAAGAGAGCGCCATTAATGGATGTTCCAGTTGGTAAAAAGGGATATAGAATGTCAATTGATACCACAAACATGAACAATCCAGATGAACAGACTTATAACTATACTATGAGAAATTCAGCTGGAAAAGTTACATCAAAAGGAAACATAGCCCGTAGTGAGAGTAAGACTGCAGCTAAACAATTGGTTAATAAGCTTAAAGCAAAGAAGTAAGGAGTAACTGAGGGAGTCGATTTGACTCTCTCTATTTTAAATTTTAAATCAAATTAAATCTAACAACAAATGGCTAAGGTTACACCTGTAGACAAGGTCTACAAACTTAAAATTGGGAATCCACTTTCCTACACACTAGCATCAAGAAACCACCCTAGATTCCCTCTTATGTGGTTTGATGAGAAGAACAATGTCAATCGAGCTCTTAGATATGCAACCAATCAGAAGTCTCCATTTGAAGACGAACAAGATGGCAATGCAATCATTGAGCCTATTATCTTTGAAGATGGATTCCTAAGAGTCCCAAAGCAAAACCCTGTACTACAGCAGTTCCTGCACTACCATCCATTAAATGGAATTATATTTACTGAGGTAGACAAGGAGAAAGAAGCAGCTGATGAGGTTAATGATTTGAACCTAGAGGTAGAGGCATTAGTAGAAGCTCGTCAATTGACTATCGAACAGATTGAAACTCTTACTAGAGTAATGTTTGGAAAGGACCCATCGACTGTGTCCACAGCTGAATTGAAGCGTGACATTTTGGTATTTGCCAAGACAGACCCTAGAGAGTTTTTGAATATATTGAATGACCCTGAATTAAAGTTTCAAGCTAAAATCAGAATGTTCTTCGAAAACAAGTTATTGGTTTTGAGAAACAATGATAAAGAGATTTGGTTTAATACAGCGACTAACAAAAAGAAGATGATGTCAATCCCTTATGGTGAGGACCCCTATGAAATTGCAGGTGGATTCTTACAGAGTGACGAAGGTATTGATTCACTGAGAATGTTAGATGCTATATTGGCATAAATAGTTAAAATGATTTGCTGATACTTGGAAATGAGGGCATTTTTTGTGCCCTCTTTTTTTTATGTATATTTGTAAAAAGGCGAAAAAATGATAAACTCTGTTAGAAATACGGTACTATCCGTTTTGAACAAGAACAACTACGGGTACATATCTCCGTCAGACTTTAACTTGTTTGCCAAGCAGGCTCAGATGGAAATATTTGAAGAGTACTTTTCTGAGTACAATAAGATAATAAACATGGAGAATGCTCGGATGTCAGGAACTGATTATGCCGACTTACGTAAAGCAGTAGAGGAAGCAGTTGAAACATTCATAGTTACATCTACTCTTACTCAGGTGACTCCAGCTTCAAATAGATTCTTTCTTCCATCTGCGACTACTACAGGATTTGATTACTTCATGATTAACAAGGTTCTTTGTTACGATGCATCTGGTCCAACTAGAGTATTCAAAGGTGAAGCAGAGAAGGTTACTCATTCAAAAATTACAATGCTTGTAAACTCAAACCTTACAGCTCCTACCGAACTATATCCTGCTTACACACAAGAGGGCTCATCCCTTACAGTTTATCCTGCTAGTATTAATTTACCAAACGAGGTTGATGCAAATTACTTTAGGTATCCAAAAGACCCGAAGTGGACGTATGTTACTTTGGCAAATGGTGAGCCAGTGTTTAATCAATCTCAACTTGACTACCAAGATTTTGAGGTACCTATAGAGGACGAGATAAAGCTTGTCTCAAAGATTCTTCAGTACGCAGGAATGTCTATACGTGAGATTGAGGCAGTACAGTTTGGTGGCAATGAAGAACAAAAACAATCACAATAATCATGGCATACATCAGTCAATATCAGTATTACGAAAATGGTGGCGTTGTTCCTGAGGATGCCAATTGGGGCTCTTATCAGTATGTGAGCCTTCAGGATATTGTTAACAACTTCCTATTAATGTACTCAGGGAATCACTCTCTAGTGAATAATGAGGAGCGATACAGAATACTTTTCCACGCAAAGAGAGCTATTCAAGAGTTGAACTACGATGCTTTTAAGGAGATAAAAGTATTGGAGCTTACAGTATCTGAAAGTTTAAGGTACATCTTGCCTTCTGACTATGTCAACTGGGTGAGAATATCTCTTTACAAGGATGGGTGGTTGAGACCATTGTCTGAAAACATTCAGACCTTATCATCTAAAGCATATCTTCAGGACAATCAATACAGGATTCTATTTGATGAAAATGGAAACGCATTGTCTCCTGAGTATTCTCAGATTGATTTAGACAATATTACAAGTATCAAGAAAAGTATATACCTCAATAAGGACAATCAATTTGATGGTAACGAAGGGTGGAACTATGATGGGATGTGGTATTTTGAAGGGAACATTGGTGCCGCTTATGGTTTAAATACTGAGACGGCTAACTTCAACCCTACCTTTAATATTGACAGAAAAGCTGGTGTAATCAACTTTGATTCACCAATGGCTGGTCAATCATGTATTGTTGAGTACGTGTCTGATGGCATGGAGCAGGGAGATAACTCAAAGATTACGGTAAATAAATTATTTGAAAAGTACGTTTATGCCTATATTCAGTATGAAATATTGAGCAGCAAATTAGGAGTTCAGGAATATATTGTTGCTCGTGCTCGTAAGGAGAAATCAGCCTTACTGAGAAACGCTAAGATTAGAATCAGTAATATTCATCCGGGTAGACTCTTAATGAATTTGAGAGGATTAGACAAGCAAATTAAATAAGATGGCAAAGTTTAGCAGGAACTTCACAGCAGGGAGAATGAATAAGGTCTATGACCAAAGAGTTGTCCCTGACGGAGAATATATTGATGCCATGAATGTGAGGATGGGGTCTACTGAGAAATCAGAGATTGGTGTAATTGAAAACACCAAAGGCAATACTCCTTTAACATCATTGAGCTATCTTGACGGAACTCCTCTAAGTGCTGCTGCAAAATGTATTGGAGCTATTGAGAATAGCTTTACCGAAACTATTTATTGGTTTGTCCACGACCCCAATTTTCCTATTGGAGCCACAGGCAAGCTAGACTTGATAGTGTCATTTAATGTTAGCACAAACATATTGACCTATCACGTCATTTCAATTAATGATGGAGGCAACGTAAATACCACTTTGAATTTTAACTCCAACTATCTCATCACAGGGGTAGATATCTTGGATAATAAGCTTCTGTTTTTTACAGATGACTACAATCCTCCTAGAGTTATAAATGTCCAAAAGAACTATCCTAACCCAATCACAAACATTGATGAGGTTAGTGCTGAGTCTTTGTTGGTAATCAAAAAGCCACCAGTAGAAGCTCCAGCAGTTCAGCCTACAGTAAATAATGGTCAGGAGAATTATCTTGAGACTAGATTTATTTGCTTTGCTTACAGGTATAAATATGAAGATGGTGAGTACAGTGCCACATCTCAGTGGTCTGCTCCAGCATTTGTTCCTAAAGCATTCAACTTTAGTGTTGATAGCTACTTGAACGAAGGCATGGTCAACCTGTGCAACTCAGCAATCATCACATACAACTCAGGAGGTCCATTAGTAGTTGGCATTGACTTGCTATTCAAGAAGGCTGACGCAAATATTATCCGTGTTATTGAGAAGCTTGACAAGACTAATCTAGGGTTGCTTGATAACACAGATTATGAGTACACATTTACAAATAACAAGATATTTACAATCCTATCTGAGTCTGAGTTATTGAGGCTTTATGACAATGTTCCTCGATTTGCTAAGGCTCAAACTATTATGGGTAACCGTTTAATGTACGGTAACTACGTAGAGGGGTATAACTTGATTGATGTAAATGGGGCTCCATTAATGATTGAGTATTCTACTGATTTGGTTTCTGAGGAAATTGGAGTAACAACCGTAGATACAAATACTCAGTCAGGAAACTATTCTATTGACGGACCTTTAAATGTACCCAACTCTGTTGTATACATTGACTTAGACGGAAGAGATTTAGTTGAGGGGGCCGCTATAAATTTAGATATTACTTTAGAGCATGAGGATTGGTCAGGAGATTTACCTTTCCCAACTCAGACTACAGAAAACATAAGACTTAACTTTGCATTTTTCTTATCCAAAAACTACACGTCAGTGTATGAGTTGGCTTCTAGTATAGAGTTTCAAGATGCAATAGGGACAACTTCAAATATAGCTCCAGTTGCGAATGCTTGTAATGGGATAACTTTTACGGACCAATTTAATTGCGAATTGCCAAATAACTTGGTCCCTTTATTTAAGAGTTCAAGTGGCATTAGCTCAATCAATCAGCCAATAGGGATATTAATATCTCCTGCTAGTAATCAGATAGGATTGCAGATTCCCGCAATGAAATATGTGGACAATCTTGTCACGCCTACTCAAGAGGCTTACGAATACTACTCTATATCTTTTTCTCAGGCAAGCTTTCAAGAGATAGGAAATACTCAAAGTCTTCATAGCAATAGAGACTATGAGGTTGCTATTGTTTACATGGATGAATTCAACAGGTCTACGACAGCAATTGTCAGCCCTAACAATACCATTCATATTCCTTGTGGATTATCTTCTTCAAAGAACTCTATACAAGTAACTATACCATCAACACAACTCCCTCCTGTTTGGGCTACCAGATACAAGTTTGTTATTAAGCCTAGTGAGGAAAATTATGAGGTGATTTACTGCAGCATATTCTTCCAAGACCCTGAGAGTAATAACGCTTACTTCTTGTTAGAAGGAGAGAATTCTAGAAAGGTTGAGGTAGGAGATAGATTTATAGTTAAAGCTGACTCTGAGGGACCAACTAATAATTGCGTTTACGCAACTGTGCTAGAGAAATCTTCTCAGCCTACAGGGTTTCTAGAGATACCAACTGAAGATGACCCTGCAGTTTTTATCCCTGTTCCAGCTGGTGTATATGTGAAGATTAATCCGAACAGCTTTAATATTATTAAAGATGAGAATGCGATTATTGCTCCCGGAAAAGTATTCGTAAAAGAAAAAAATGGAGGGGACTACCCTATTTTGTTCTATCCAATGAATGTGTTTAATGGCACAGACTGGGATGACTACGATGTTCCTTCAGGAAGCAGAATTGTGATGTCAATAAAGCAATTCAGAGGCGGTGTCGGCAATGCTTGTGAGGAGAGAAGAAACACGCTTGAAAAAACTTTTATCTCAGCAAACTCATACGACAATATGTATGATTGGTTTGTTGGTGAAAACATTGAACAATTTCTGAATGACGGCATTAAGGTAGTTGGAGGAAATGCTTGCGAGATTCAGAATGTGTTTCAGGGATATACTGATGTTACTCCTCCAACCATTTCTACCGCTACTTGCACTAACTATTATAAGTTTCATAGAAACCTTGTAACAAATCAACTTCAGTTGATGGTTACAGGAACTGTTTCTTGTACAGGGATAACTAATCCAAGAGCAAGAGATTCAAACGTAGAAGTAACAATTACAGTATTCCGTTCTGATAAAATAATAATATTTGAAACTGAGCCATCAGAGGCTTTGCCTGACGTATTCTTTGAGAATGAGATGTCATTTCCTATTGTAAATGGAAACCATCAGGGCAATATTCAAAATCAAAATATTGCTACGTCCACACCTGCAATTGTAGATACTAAGTTTTTTAACTGTTTCTCGTTTGGTAATGGTGCGGAAAGCTATAAGATTAGAGATTCTTTGGTTGGCAACTTCTTTAACTTTGGTAACAGAGTAACTACCGTTTCTGCTCAGGACTACAGAGAAGCTGATAGATTTGCGGATATTACTTACAGCGGTGTTTATAGCGCTGAGTCAAATGTAAATAAGCTCAACGAGTTTAACCTTGGCTTACTTAACTTTAAAGTTCTGGAGCCATCATTTGGAGATATCTACATCCTAGATGGTAGAGAGACAGACATTCTTGTTCTTCAAGAAGACAAGATATCTTATGTATTGTCAAGCAAAAACATTATCTCAGACTCTACAGGTGGCGGTGTTATTGCATCTGTACCTGAGGTGCTAGGTAATCAAATTGCAAGAACGGAGAAGTATGGCATCAGCTTCAACCCTGAGAGTTACGTACAGTGGGGCTTCAATAGATTCTTTACTGATGTAAAGAGAGGAGCTGTCATTCAGTTGGTAGGTAATTCTACAGGCAATGACCAATTGGCTGTCATCTCTGAGCTTGGTATGCGTACTTGGTTTAGAGATGAGTTTAATGCTTCATACTCTACTCAGAAGCTAGGAGGGTTTGACCCATACATGAATGAGTACGTTCTTTCTAGTAATGAAACTGATATTCCTTTGAACCCAGAGTGCTTGGCTTGTGGTGTATTGCAGACGTTTACTTTAAGCACATTGCCAGCTCAAACTAAAACATTTGAGTATTGTGTAGATTTGGGGGCTCCTGTAGGTACATCAGATATCGACTATACCGTTCAGACAATTGGTGTCGGAGCTACATTTGAGATAACTGTAGTGTATGATGGTAACACATTTACTACAGGTTCTGAAACTACCAGTGGTACGCTTTCATTCCCTAAGGATAACATATCCGTTGAGAGTGCAACGATAACTATTGAGTACACAGGAGACATAGTCCTTTCTGTAATTGCTGGGTGTACGGTAGCTGAGAGTGTCACAATTGTTCAAATTGTTGTAACAAATGATTTCGAAGCAGGGCAGAGTATACATACTGAGTATAGATATACCAATGGCACATTTACCTCGCCATTGCAATCTGTTCTTACCACGTTCTCGTCTTCTACCAATAATCCATTGGTATCAAGATACAGTGCATTGACAGGACCTGTTGGCTCTGGAGCATTCGCTCCTGCTGGAAGTACATTGAGAATTATCTGTAACAAATTATCTACAGATACTTTTGTGTTCAACCCTGCTACAGACAAGTTCAAATACTTGATGTCAAATACCTTGTACACCAATACTCCTGCAAACATAACTACGTTGCTAGGATTGGCTAGTACAGCTACACCAAATCAAGGAGGTGGTAATATTAATTATGCGGAATTTACAGTGCCTGCTTTGCAGGATTACTTGTATCTTGTTTGGGATTTAAGAGATTCTACTCCTATAACATTGTGCTACTCTAGTACGACTGTAATTGATGTTTGCTGCGGATGCGAAGTAAGTTAAACCAAAAAATAAAATGGCCACAAGCTCAACGTATTATTTAAACGCTCCATCACTAGGCTCCGCTACAGCTGTGTTCACAAACGCAGCTTTAACGGTATGTGCTCCAAATGGATTCTACTCAGATGGTATCATATCAAGGGAGTTAGTTGACTGCGTACTTCTGCCTCAGCAAACCTGTCCTTCTTGTTCTATCCCTTGTGGGGAAACTATATCTGCAGATGGTGTTCAAGGTATCTATTACCTTAACACGGACTTAGGCTCGGCTATAGGCGCTGTTGTTATTAGATTTAATCCTCTGAACATACCAGATGGCATTAAGGCGGTTTACAATACCGTTGTATACAATGGTGTTTCTTCACCTATATACGGCTGGCTTCAGGGTACAGCAGGACTACCTACTTATATTGGATTAGCTTCTGCTGATTGTGGTATAGTAGCAGGCTCTCCATATACTTTGGATGAATTCCAGTACGATGGGACAGATTTTGCCGCTCTAGGTACAGATACATCTGTAAGTATATTGGCAGGACAAATGGACTTGACAGCGTTGGCACCGGGAAATACATTGATGGTAATCCCAAAAATAGCAGCAAGCCCATCTATATTGAACCTTACTTTTATTGGACCATGCTCTGGAACAGAGTTCAGTATTTCAGTAGCTTGTCCAGCTTCGCTGCCATCATTTGATTCAAGCACAGTGAATGCTAATAGTGAATTGGCTTGCGCTGATGCTATAGACCAAACGTATTATGTAGCTCATGTGAATGGGTCTGGTGGTGTCCTTGGATTATACGATTTGGTATTTAGTGATGCCAATGGGCAATCAAAGTTATCAGCAGGATTCTATAAGACTAATGACGCAGGTGCTAATAATTGGTATCAGGTGGATGCTAATGGAGCAATTGTTTTATTTGGTACTTGTCTGGTTCCAATTCCTTGTGGGGGCTCAATAAATGGTAGTGGAGGTCAGGGCGTATATTATGTTGAGACGAGTGTTGGCACTGGTACTGGGGCTATTGTTGTTAAGTTTAATCCACAAGGTCTAGCTGATGGCGTATTGGCCACATATAATAGTGTAAACTATAATGGTGTATCTTCACCTTCATTTGGATGGCTTCAAGGTACGGCAGGATTACCTACTTTTATTGGCAACTTAGATTGCAATATAGTAGCAAATTCTCCATACCCTAGTATTTCAGAATTTGAATACAATGGAACTACTTTTGCTTCATTGGGCACAACTACTAGTGTTTCAGTAGCATCAGGTCAAATGCAAATTACTGCATCAGCACCGGGTCTATGCGTTATGGTAATACCAAAGACATCTGCTAGTCCGTCCTTATTGAACCTTAGCATTTTTGGAATTTGCTCAACAACTCTATTTAATGTAAATGTTATATGTCCAGCTGCTTTGCCATCATTTGCATCTAGCCTTAACAATTTTGACAGTTCAACTGCTTGTGTCAATGCTATAGACCAGACATACTACGTTGCTTACGTGAATGGCTCTGGTGGAGTACTTGGTCTATATGACCTAGTATTCAGCGATGCTAACGGACAGTTTAAACTAAGTGCAGGCTACTACAAGACAACAGCTGCTGGAGCTAACAATTGGTATCGAGTGGATTCTAATGGAGTGATTATTCAATTTGGAACTTGTCCTTAATAATTATGGCAAACTATACACTAACATACAGCGAAGCGGGGCCCGGATGGGTCTCCTTCTATTCTTATTATCCTGACTGGATGATAGGGATGAACAATTATTTCTACACGTTTAAGGGCGGGGATTTGTATAGGCACAATACCAATGAGGAAAGGAATACGTTCTACACTCCTTGGCAGGCCAAGAATGGCACACCAAATGCAGATTTTACTCCAACTAGAATGAAGAGTGTGTTTAATACTGCTGTGCTAGAGAATAAGGTATTCAAAACGATAGACATACAGGGAGATGCTCCTTGGGCCTTTACATTAGAGACCGACATACAGGTATCAGGCTTTATCCAATTGGATTGGTTTGAGAAGAAAGAAGCCACATACTTTGCTTTCATTAGAAACAATGCTGCAGGCGAACTGTCCCTAAGAAGTGTGAATGGTATTGGTCAAAGCAGTCAGGTTGTTGGCGGAAATGTAATCAGATTCCCTACTAGCGTTTCTATTGGTAGTATCATAAGCATTGGAGACCTTTTGTATTTCTCACTACCTCCGTCCTATGGCACGCCTGTACTGGCTGGTCGAGTAACGGCTATAACAGTGAACCTGCCTAGCAGTATTAATCAGATAACAATTGATACCACGATAGCAGGAACGACTCCTATACCTATCCAGAATGCGTTTATATTTTACGTTAAGAATTCAGTTGCTGAATCTCATGGAGTGCTTGGTCATTACTGCGTATTTGATATGCAGAATACTTACACGGATAAGATTGAGCTCTATGCTGTTGAGGCGGACGTAATGAAAAGTTTCCCTTAAAATTAATATCTTTGTTATAGCATGGCACTAACAATACGAGAGTTAAGCGAAACGGATTACGAAGACATCCTTGTAGAATGGTGGGGCCAATGGGGATGGGAGCCTCCACAAAAGGACTTCCTCCCTAATGACGGCAAAGGTGGCATCATAGTTTATGACGGTGATGTTCCAATTTGTGCAGGATATATGTATCTTACTAACTCTAAAGTAGGGTGGGTAGATTGGATTATTTCTAATAAGTATTATACCAAGAAAGAACTAAGGAAATACGCACTTGAATTATTGGTCTCTAGATTGACTGAAATATGCGGATTAGTTGGATGCAAGTACGTGTATGCACTTATTAAGAATCAAAGTTTAATAAAGACGTATGAGGAACTTGGATACATTAAAGGAGACTCATACACATCTGAAATGATAAAAGTATTATAATATGGCAGCATTTACAACAGTAGCGGCAGGAATTGGATTAGCGACTACAGCAGCTACAACAGGTATGTCTTTTGCTAATGCAGGAACTCAAAGAAGAAAGGTTAGAGAGGCGGAGGCAGCAGCAGATACGGCTATGCAAGAAGCACGTAAAAAACTTGAGGTTAATGTATACGATAAGTTAGCGATACAGAAGGAGCCTTATGAGTTACAGAGAGAAGCCATGCTTGCTCAGGGAGCTCAGGCTATTCAAGCTGGAGTTGAGAGCGAGAGAGGTGCGGCAGCTACAGCAGGCCGTGTTCAGATGGCTGCTAACGAAGGGCAAGCTGCTATAAGAAGTGCAATGGGTCAGGACCTACAACAGCTTGAGATGCTTAGCGCTCAAGAGGAGGGAAGGCTTAGAGATATTGGTGTTCAGCTAGACCTTGAAGAAGTTGCAGGGGCTCAGCTTGCTGCTGCTAATGCGCAGGAACTAGGAGCTCAAGCAACGGCACAGGGCATGGAGGGGCTTACTAGTCTTACTGGTCAATTAGCTGAGCAGGCTCCATTGTTTGAGAAAGGAGCTTCAGCTAGACAGATTGGAAAACTAGAGAGACAAGGCATGAGGCAACAAGATTTAACATCTGGTGATATTCAATCTAAAATATCTAAGTTTGGTAAAATTGGAGAAACTGATTTTAGCAAGGTAGCAGGAATGGATAGAGGTCAATACTTAGACTTTATGAATAAAGCTGACCCAGAAACGCTTAGGCTGATAAGACAAAACCTTGGCTTAGGAGCTAAAGGAAAAGCTCAAGCAAATCAATTTGTAAAAAATATTGAGCAAGGATTTATAAATCCTTTTGCTATAACTAGTATGAAGAGAGGTTAATAATCAATGGCAACATTTTACAAATACGCTGAACGTAGTGCCGAGTCTCAGGTCAATTGGGCTGAGATAGGCAAGAACATGACGGATATGCTCCGTGATGAAGTTGCTTTAAGGGAAGAAAAGAAAGCTGCTCTTGATGAGGCTACACGTAAGTATGCCGAACAGCTTTCAAATGCTCCTCAAGGAGAACACGTTGGCGCAAAAGAAGAGGCGCTTAGATTCGCTGACCAAGCAAGTCAGTATATGCTTCAGCAAGAAAGACTTTTAAAGAGTGGTTTATTAAAGCCAAAAGATTATATGGTTGCCCGTCAGAATTTAGTTGACGGAACGACAAGAGGCTTTCAGGCCATGAAAGAATTCCAAGCTCAATACGGTGAGTTAATGGAGAGAGCAAGAACAGACAAGTCATCAATCCTAGAAATACAAGCTTTAGAAGAAATTCAAGGATACGGTAATTTTAGACAGTCAGGATTCTTTATTGATGCCCCTACAGGAAAGGTTAATGTTGGTTTAAAAGAAGAGAAGAACATTAATGGCCAAAAAGTAATGGGCCTAAAGGATGGTAGTACCCGTGGAATGGAATACATAGACGGAGCTATCTACACAAGAATAGATAAGTTTAGGGTTAGGGAGTCTTTGACTCCGATAGCTGATAGCTTAGGTATAGAAATTCAATCCACGTTAGACCCAGCTACATTAAGTAAGCTAGGCACTATTACATCTGTAGAGGACCTTAGAAACAGAAAAGATATCGACCCTGAGACTGGTCAAGAATTATTTAATTTTTATAAATCTATTAGAGACTCTGCTGGAGCTGTCATTTCTAGCCCATTTCAAAAGGCATCATTGCTTGCTGATACATTAGGCGTGCAAGTTACTATGGACCCTAATGTAGCAGCTAAAGACCCTAACTTAATTCTTAAAGTAATAGACCCTAATACAGGCAGAGCTGAGTATAAGTTCTCAGAACAGCTAGAGAAGAAGGCTGAAGACTATATGACTCAGCAATTGTTAAGCATGGTCACTAGAAAACAAGAAATCAAAACAGGTGGTCAGGTTGAGCTTCAAGAAAGAAGACCTAGAACTGAAGCTGAGATTGGTAGGGCAGAGAAAAAAGCAGATGCTGTAAACGTAGCTCAGAACTTAATATATGCTACTACAGGAAATGCTAATGAATCAGACTCTGGAACTAAGTTTCTTACAGGATTAACTGGTCTTCCATTTAATAAAACAAAAGATGGAATTAGTATTACTGATGAAGACGGAAATCTTCAGACCTTTAAACTTAGAGCAGATGGAAAAACCCTTGCTGACCCATTAACATTTATAAAATCATTTATTGGACCTATTACTAGAAAAACAGGACTAAACCAAGATGATGTACTTAGAGAAGTAAAAAAACTGTTGCCTCAAGGAGCTCAGCTTAACGAGACTACCGTTGCGTCAGGATTTGATGCAGCAGCAGCTGAACAGGCACCATTAGATGAACTTAATTCAATTGTTTCTGAAAGTGTTCAAAATCCTAAATTAACTCCATATCTTAATGTTCTTAAAAGCGGAGAAGCCTTAACAGATGAGTTTAACAAGTTCATTTCACCAAAACTGTCAGGAGTTAAATTTGATTATAATGCAGCAGGAAATGTTTTTGTTGATGTTAATGGAGTAAAATCAGAAGGATATAAAGTAGGAGACCCAGCTAAAAATAAAGCTGCACTTAAAAATCTGCAGGACTTTATTATTAAAACTTATGCTAAGGGAGGAACTGCTGAGGAACAAGAAATGGCAGCTGAGGCCGTACTAAGTTTATTACCTAAGACAAGTAGAAAGACTAGTGGAGTTATGGCAGGATATTAATTAATACATACAAGCATACAAGATGAACGAACAGGCTATTATAGACTCGTACAACCTAGCGGTACAGAATGGATACAAGAAATCAGTTGATGAATTTAAGACATTGCTTTCTACCAATTCAAATGCTTTAAATGATATTTATAATTTATCCGTACAAAATGGATACAAAAAATCAATAGACGATTATAAAGTGTTGATGGGTATATCCCCTATAAAAGCCTCAGGTCAGGAGCCTGAAATGCCAGCAGAGTTAAAAAAAAGAAGATACTACGGCATTACCTTCGGGACTTGGTTCTTCGGTTTCGTCAAAATTTGTTAACCCTTTTGCTGATAAAATTGTACCATCTTCCCCGGCAACAAGCCCTGAGTTTCTAAAGGAATTAAAGGAAGCTCCAATTAGAAAAGCCAAAGAAGAGGCAGCAGCTCAAAGTGAGTTTGATAAGTTATTATTCAAACCAAAAAAAGAAGAAAGTCAATTCTTAAAAGATAGATTATCAACTATTGATAATGAACTTATCAATAGCTCGGAGGAGTATGTCGTTCCTCAGATGAACTATCAGTTTGGAAACTTAGGTTTTAAATTCGAAGAAGCAGGTGCGCTTGGAGATTACATGGATGTAACTGCACCTAATGGCCAAAAGACACAAATATCATTAGATAATTTTTTAGATTCTAAATCTCAAGTAGAGGCTCAAAGACTTCAAACATTCATTAAGGAGAATACTCCTGAGCGTGGATTGTTTGTAGCTGAGAAAATGACAAAAGAGCGAGACAAAATATTTAATTCTCAAAAAGAAGTTGACACTGAGATTGCAAAAATAAATGAGGAGTCTACCAATTTAAATAGAGTACAAGCAGATTTCTTGAGAAGAAAATCTGAGCTTGAAAAAGAGGTAGCCGAATTGGCAAGAATACCTGAGTCACAAAGAAACACTATTGAGTTTTCTCAGAAAGCAAACCAAATTCTTGAAAAAGAAGCAGCCTTAAAATTTGATTTCGACAACATAATAAAGCAAGAAGAATCATTTAACACCAAGGCAAAGAACCTAGAATCTGCTGTTGGAAGATATGGGTCATCCAAAGCAGAGCAAGGAGTTTGGAGTGGTGGTATTTGGAACTCTTTACTTGGTGGTTGGGATTCACTTGCAGCAAGTGCTGCTTCAACTTTTATTGATGTTGCAACAGAATTAGCTCCTGTTGGATTTGGAGCAGACCCTAAAGACATAAGAAAGGTAACAATAGATAAGGCTTCTAAACTAGGAGTCGCACCTCCATCGGAAACCCAAAGCATTGACGATTGGAAGAAGACATTAACTCCTGAACAGTTAGATAATTGGGAAGATGAGATTGATGACTACATCAAAAAGACTT